CTAACTGAACTGCTTCAGATGGATTCTTTATATATTCAATAGATCTTCCAGCATTCCTAACTGCTTCTATCTGAACTACCTCACTAGGATCCTTTATAAATTGAATAGCAAATCCATAACTCTTAACTGCTTCTATCTGAACTGCTTCTGATGGATTCTTTATATAGTAAAGAGAATATCCATTTTGCTTAACTGCTTCCATTTGAACTGCTTCTGTTGGGTTATCTATATGCTCAATAGCTTCTCCATTCTGCTTAACTGCCACTAATTGGATATCTTCTGGAGCTTGATATTTATTATTTATTTTATCTTCTAATAAAAATTCTTTAAAGTTCATTGGTTTTCCTTGGCTACTCTTTTAACTTCCTCAGATGGATTATCTATATAATTAATAACCCAAGCATTCTCCTTAACTGCTGCTATCTGAACTTCCTCAGATGGATTCTTTATAAATTGAATAGAATATCCATCCTGCTTAACTGCTGCTATCTGAACCTTTTCAGATGGATTCTTTATATATTTAATAGCTTCTCTAAACTTCTTAACTGCTTCTATCTGAACGGCTTCTGATGGATTCTTTATAAATTTGATAGAACTTCCAGAATATCTAACTACTATTAGTTGAATATCTTCTGGAACTTCTACTTTAGTTATCTTATCTTCTAATATAAATTGTTTGAAGTTCATTTTATTCTTCCTAATTATAGTTATTATAAATACTTATGAAATTAAAACCCTTATAATTATTTATAAAAGGAGAAGAAGATTGGGTAAGATAAAAGACATTTTCAAATCACTAAAGCCTTATAATAGAAAACAAGCTGGCAAAAGCGAAGGTATATCAGAAGCGGAAGTTCAATCTTATGATTTCTTAACTGCTTCTATTTATGGAGTTGGAGAAGGAAAGAAAGCACAATATGCTGAATATTTGGATATGAGTTTATATCCTGAAGTAGCAGATGCTATTGATATGATAGTAAATGAAGCTATCCAATATTCTGTAGAAGATGGATCTGTTGTCGGATTAAAAATCATAGATGAAAAATTACAAGAAGAGAATATCTCTAAGAATATATTAGCAGAATTTGATTATGTTGTTAATACTCTTTTCGATTTTGACTCTAACGCAGATGATTTATTTAGGAAGTTTTATACAGAAGGAGAATTATTTATAGAACTTACTGTAAATCCAGATAAACCAGAGAAAGGTGTTCAAGGAATAAGAATACTCCCTTCTTATTCAATGACAGTAGAATATGATGATAATCAAAACCCAAAAAAATATACACAGAATCTTATAGATCTTAATCTATCAGTTAAGACAGATGATTATAAAAAATCTACTAAGACAGAGATAGAATTTCAACCAGAACAAATAGCTTATATTAATTCTGGTCTTGTTGACCACGAAAAAAATCAAGTATTTTCATATTTAGAAAGAGCTAAAGTTCCTTATAGACAGTTAAAATGGTTAGAGAATGCTGTCATAATATACAGAATTGTTAGAGCTCCTGAAAGAAGAGTTTTCTATATAGATGTAGGTAAAATGCCTAAGAATAAAGCTGACCAATATATTCAGGATTTAATTAGGAGATATAAGAATAAGAAGATATACAACCCAGCTACGGGAGAAGTCGACTCAGGTTCAGACGTCCTTAGTATGACTGAGGATTATTATTTTCCCGTCCATTCTGGAACTACTGGTAGTAGAGTAGATCCTTTGCCTGGAGGGCAAATGGTAGGTGAGCTCGGAGATGTTACTTATTTCCTTAGAAAATTATATAGAGCTCTTAAAGTTCCATTCTCAGGATCTATTACTCAAAGTGGAGAAGACATGGGTGGAGAAGTAACGGCTACTGAAATAAATAGAGACGAAATAAAATTTGCTCTTTATGTTGTTAAAATACGCGAAAGATTCTTAAATATTCTTTATCAAGTTTTTCTGACTCACCTTAATTTAAAAGGTTTAGTAGAAAAATATAATATAGATAAGAGTAAAGTTAGTATATTCTTCAAAGAACATAATGCTTGGAAAGAAAAGAAGAATCTGGAGTTTTTAAGTCAACAAGCTGAAATATTGGACGCTTATGTTAATTATATAGGAACATTATTACCTAAAGAATTCTTATATAAGAAGATAATGAATCTATCAGATGATGAAATAGAAACATTAAAAGAACAACTTGAAGAAGAGGCAGCAGAAGCTCCAACAGAAGAAGAAACACCAGATGAATTTGGAGATACAAGCAATATAGGAAGTCCTGAAGGAGGATCTAAATCTAAAGATATGTCACCGCCAAATAGTGGAGATAAAGAGAAGCCTGAAGAAACTAAAGAGCCTAAGAAACAAGTTATAGAATTTCCAAGATTTGATGATTTAGATAAATTACAAAAAGGAGGAATGTAAATGGATATAATAGAAGAGGCGGAAGAAGGAATGAGAAGTGATTTAGAAAAACAGTAAATAATATGGAGAAGTATTTTATCAACATAATTAAAGGAGAAGAATAATGACAAAGAAGACATTAAAGAAGAAAAGAACATCTAGATCTCAGGAACAAAGAATAAAACTTCAGAAGGTAGTAAAGAAAATTGAAGAAAATAAGTTCACTGAAGCAGGTAATATTTTAGCTAAAGTAGTAAAAAGTAAGGTAGATAAGAAAATAAAAGACGCTAAGAAGACTCTTTTCCCTGCTAAGTAGTTTAAATATGTATAATTTATAAATATTTATAGATAGTTGTAATTAAAAGAACTGCTTATAGATATAGGAGAATACATAATGATACTACTTTCAGAGGTTATAGATTCAAAAGAAATAAAAACTACATTAGAAGAAAATACTGATGCTTTTGGAACTAAGAAGAAGAATATATTTATTCAAGGCCCATTTATTGTTGCAGAGACAAGAAATGCTAATAATAGAATATATTCTAGAGACAGTATAATCAGAGAAGTTAATGATTTTACTGCTAATAAGATCCAGAAAAATAGAGCTGGTGGAGAATTAAATCATCCAGATACTCCAACTGTTAATCTAGAGAGGATATCTCACTATATTACAGAGCTTAAAGCTCATGATAATGTATGGTATGGTAAAGCTAAATTAGCTAATACTCCAAAAGGTAAGATAGCACAAGTTCTTCTCAAAGATGGTTATCAATTCGGCGTTTCAACCAGAGGACTAGGTGAAGTTTCAGACGATGGCGAGGTCTGTGAGGATTATAAACTTATCACAGTAGATCTTGTTTCAGATCCTTCTGCTAGAGAAGCTTATATGGAAGGTGTAATGGAGAATAAACAATATATTATTAAGAATGGCGTAATATTTGAAGCTCCTATGAAGAAGTTAGTTAAAAGAGTTAGTAGACTTCCAGTTAGAAAATCTAGAAGAAATGAGTATATTGGCGAAGCTATATCAGAATTTATGGATTCTTTAATAGAGAGAGTATAATGATGAGATTTTATCCAAAGAAAAGAAGAATATCTAAAGAAGTAACAGATGGAATATCTATGAGGATACAAGAAGATATAGGATTTGAAGATATTTTACCTGATAAAGTTCTTAAAGAAAATAATAGATATATCCTTTATCAAATGTCTGATAAGTCTGTTATGATAGAAGATAAGAAATCTGGTAATTCTTTAGAGATATTAGATAAAAAAGAGTTAAAGAATTTATTAGAGGTTTTTGTAACTATAAAAGAGGAGAAAATATTTTAATGAAGAAATTACTAGAAGAAATAAATGAATTGTTAGAAGAAGATAATTATCCAAAAGCAGGAAAAGAATCTTATTATTATGTTGAATATGATGAAGAAACTGGAGATTATATGGTATTTGGAGATACCACAGGCCATGCTTATGCTTCTTTTGTTAGAGAAGAAGATGCCCAAGAAGAAGCAGATGAAATGAATAAAAGAATGGAGAATTACTAAATGGATATATTAACCGAGATAAATAGCGTTTTAAATGAGTCTAGTTTCTCAGATTTTCAAGATGGTTATCATGCTGAAATAATGAGAGCAATTAGACAATTAAAATTAATTAATGAAGCTCTAAAATCAAAAGATTTAGATGATGAGAATATTGAAAAATTTGAGAATAGTTTATCAATGTATAATAATAGTACCTTACATTTTATTCAAGAGGCTATTTCTAGGCATACATTTAGGATGACTTCTCATGATTTAGTTTCTTATGCAGTTGGAGAAGTTTCAAGAGATGGAACAGAGCCAATGCAATTATTAAATGCTATAGATGATGCTTATTATTTCTTTAGCAGAATATTTGACCTTCCAGATATAGATGAAGAGGTATAAATGGATATATTAACTGAAATAAATAGTGTTATTTCTGAAAGTTTCACTGGAGAAGTGAATAGAGTAGTTGCTACTATGAAGAATAAGTTTATGGAAGATGTTAGGATGATAGCTAAAAAAGAAGGAACTGAAGAAACAAACTTTGTTGGAGAAAAATTACTTCAGGCCTTTGTAACAAGTTTAAGCGATTATATAGATTTGGAGGATAAATAAATGGATATATTAGAAGAAATGAATAGTATTTTAAATGAAGATAAATACTCAGATGAAAAAATATATGTAGATGGTATGAAGAATTTAGATATGTCATTCAGATCTTTATTAGGATCTATTGATAAAGCAGGAGATGTAGATCTTAATTCTCCAGTTTTTGTTGCTTGGGATAAATTAACAAGTGCTATTCATGATATATGGCTAGAAAATAGTGAAGAATAAGTTTAAAAACCAACATTTTATAAATAATTATAGAAAACAATAAATGTTACAAGAATGAAAGGAGGACTATAATAGTGGCTACTAGAAAGAAAAAGACAGAAAAAGAGATTGTTTTACCTGCCAAGGTAAGGAAAGAAATATCTAATAAGTTTTTCACTGCGGTTAATGAACAGAAAGCAAAGGTTAGAGAAACTAACAAGAAGATGGTAAAAATGGCAGCTCTGTTAAAAGAATGTGCCAAAGAGATTAAGACTTTAAGAAAAGCTAAAATTACTAAAGTTGAGAAGAAAGTCAATTTATTTGAAAGCAAAATGGTTGATAAGATAAGTAGATTCTTAGATTATAAAATTGATTCTGCTATGCCAAAGAGTTTAGTAGAAGAAGCGGCTAAAGTTCAGGTCTTAGAGCCTCTTTTTGAAGATGTTAAAAGAGTTTTTGCTAAATCTAATATCAAACTTGATGAGAAAGGAGTTGGTATTTTAGGTAAAGCTAAAACAGAGATTGAGTCTCTTAGAGAGCAGGTTAATACTGAAATGGGTAAGAGAATGAAACTAGAAGAAGCTTCTGAAAGGTTGCTTGGAAAAGTTTATCTTGATGGTAAATGTAATGGTCTAACAGACAATCAGACTTCTAGAATTAAAAAGATTTTCGAAGGTTCTTCTTATGATGAGATTAAATCTAAATTCAGAGGTGTTAGAGATACTATCCTCGAAGGTGAATTTTCCGCTCAGAAGAAAAAAGTAAAGAGTAAGCTAAAAGGTGTTAAGACTAGTGTTAGAAGGAAGAAAGTAAAAACTATCTCTGAAGGTTCTGATTTAGAAGATGCTTGGGGTAGATTAGTAGATTAATATTGTAAAAGAGATATAGATTATTCTTCAAAAAATAATCAAATAATTTAAAGGAGGAAAAGAAATGAGTTTAAATGGACAGTTATCAAAGACTCAGCAGGATATGCTGGTCGAAAAATGGGATAGGAAGAAACTAAAGGTTTCTGAAATCTCGAATGCTAATGTAGCTCGTTCTACAGCATTAGTACTTGAAAATCAGTATAGATATTTGGTGGAAGCAGGACAGACATTGTCCACAGATGTAGCAGACTTCAAGAAGATTGTTATGCCTCTAGTTCGTAGGGTATGGCCTCAGCTTTTAGCTCACAACATTGTAGCAGTACAGCCTATGCAGGGTCCAGTTGGTCTTGCTTATGCTCTTAGATTTAAGTATGCTTCTACAGTTGGTTCAGCTAATGCTGGGGATGAGATGGGTTACAATACAGTTCATCAGGACTATTCTGGTACGACTTCTGGTGCAACTTCTGGTACTGGTCAGGCTACAAGTGCTGGTGAGTTAATGGGTGATGGAGCTAATCCTTCAATTCCTGAAGCTGGCCTAAGCATTGTTCAGACTACAGTAACAGCTAAAACAAGGAAGTTAAAGAGCAGATGGTCTCTTGAATCTACTCAGGACCTTAAGAATATGCATGGTCTTGATATGGAAGCAGAGTTAATTTCTATGCTTCAGTATGAAATAGCAGGTGAAATTGATAGAGAGCTTGTAAATCGTATACATGGTCTTTGCACAGTAGCTCATGGAAACGTTTCTAGTGTAACAGTTTCTTCTCTTGATGGTAGATGGGAGATTGAAAAGTATAGGAACCTTTATACAAGAATAGTAAAAGATGCAAATGATATTTCTACTACAACAAGACGTGGACCTGGTAACTTTATCATAGCCAGTCCTAATGTTATTACAGCATTAGACGCTCTTGGTAACTTTATAATCGCTCCAACAAATGCTTCTCCAATGGAGTTAGCACCTGGTGTTGTAAAAGTTGGTAGCATCGAAGGAAGATTTGATGTATATAGAGATACCTTTGCTACAAGTGATTATGCTATTACTGGTTATCATGGTGGTGGGTCTGGAGACTCTGGAATCATTTATAGTCCTTACGTTCCCGTCTTGATAAATAAGACGATGGATCCTAATAGTTTATATCCAGTTGTGGGTATCATGACTCGTTATGCTATCACAGATAACCTATTCGGTGGAGATCTTTACTACAAGAAATTGAATATCGACTTCACAGGCTTCATGGGACTTTAATGTAAACAGTTATAAACAGTGACTAATAAGCAGTTCAAGATTAATTTCTTGAACTGCTTTTTTATTCTTCTCATAACTTCTTATTCTTATAAATACTTATAGATGTTATAAAATTTATTAAAGAGGTATATTATGCTACTCAAAGAGGATAAGTTATTTAAAATCACAGATAAAAATATAGTAACTGAACTAAACTTAGAAGATGGAGAATTATTAGTTTCTTCTATTTCTACATCAGCAGGAATTAAAGTAGAAGGTTTAGAAGAAAATCAAAAATTACTTAATGGATAATATGAACTTCAAAACATTTTTACTAGAAGATAAGATAAATAAAGTAGAAGTTCCGGAAGATATAGCTTTTATAGCGTTTAATAAAAATAGAAAAATTATCGAATATATAAGCAATCCAACCGAACCTTTTCAGTTGAAATCAGTAAAATATAGTGGGTTTCTTATACAACATATAGAAGATCCAAGTGAGGAAGTCCAGTTAGCAGCAGTTAAGCAGTTTGGTTCGTCTATTAAATTCATAGAAGATCCGAGTGAGGAAGTTCAGATAGAAGCAGTTAAGCAGAATGGTGGAGCTATTCAAAATATAAAAGACCCATCTGAAGAAGTTCAATTAATATCGGTTAAGGAATATGGAGACTATATTAAATACATAAAAAATCCAACTGAAAAGGTAAAAAGATTAGCAATAGAAGTGAGGAGGAGATAAAAATGAAAAATTTACTAGAAGAAATTAATAAAGTTCTAAATGAAGATTATCCTGATGTAGGCAAAGATTCTTCTTTCTCTATAGAATCAAATGGCCCTCTTTATGATGTAGTTGGAGACACAACTAATCATGTATATAATTCTTTTTCATCTGAAGGAGAAGCAGAAGATGAAATTCAGAATTTGGAAAAAGGTTTACAAGAAGATGATTATACTCTAGAAAATGAGATGAAAGATACTGTTTATGGAGATATAGACAGAGAAAATATTAGTGATACAGAAGGATTAGAAGATCTATATAATTATTACAGAGAAGAGAATGAAGAAGCTGCTAATTATATAGATGATAATTATGATGAAATATTAGAATATATAGAAAATGGAGGACTAGATGGCTAAAGAAGATTTTAAAGCAGTTAAAGGATTTATTAAAAGACATCCAAATAAAAAGATACAAGATAGATTAAAAAAAATTATAGCTTTAGGTAATAAGAAACCTAAATATAAATCTGAATTACCAACAGCAATCAAACCTAAATTTTTAACTCCAGAAATGGTAGAAGATGGGATTGATAATTTTGAGGTTGTAGATAATGACCAAAGATTTATTTTAGTATCTGCTGGAGAAGAATTAAACCCAACTACTATAGAGTTACTTAAACAAGTTGCTAAATCTTATCCTTCTGCTCTTTATGTTCGCCAGAAAAATACTATGGATAAAGCAGGTGACATTCCATACTATATGGAAATAAAAGAAGAAAAAGATTATGCTGAAGAAGCTGGTCTATTAGTTACTAAGAATCGCCAGAAAGAAAGGATAGTTCATATTAATTCAGATGAAGACATGAAAATATGGGAAGAAGCTTATATTCCAAATCGTAATAGTTATCATGTTGAAATTTTAAAAGAAGATACAGAATCAGCTAAAAATAAAGTTTTAGCTATTATATCTAATGAAGATTTAGGTGTAGACGCTCTAGATGAATTAGAGGAATATCTTTCAAAGAATGACATTGAAGCATATAATTGGATGGTAGATAATAAAAATTATGTATATTCTTTCGCTGAAAGTAATTTTAAAAGTTAAATAAGGAGAACAAATAATGAAGAAATTACTAGAAGAAATAAATAAAGTTCTAAATGAAATAGATATTGAAGATATGGATGGAGTTATAAGAGATGTAAGCGGTCCAGACATTTCAGATGAAATCTTAGATGATTTACATGACTATAAAGATAATGATAACCTGGCTAATGCTACTGCTGATGAAATTCAAATGTACTTAGAAGATTTATTAGCTTCTTATGATAAAGATTCTGAAAAGTTTAGGTGGTTATCAAATCCAGATAATTTAGTAGGTTTGGCTGAATTTGAAGCTGATTTACCTTCTGGACCAGAAGTAGATTATACAGAATAAGTAAATGAACTTTAAAGAATTTATATTAGAAGATAAAATAAATAAAGTAGAAGTTCCAGAAGATATTGCTCTATTAGCAGTTAATAAGAAAGCTAATATTATTCAATATATAAATAACCCAACTGAAGAAATGCAGTTAGTAGCAATTAAAGATAGTATATATTCAATTAAATATATAGACAATCCAACTGAGAAGGTTCAGTTAGCCGCAGTTGGATATGATGGTTGGGCTATTGACTATATAAAGGATCCAACTGAGGAGGTTCAGTTAGCCGCAGTTAGGCAGAGTTCAAATTCTATTCAATATATACTTAACCCAAGCGAGGAAGTTCAGTTAGCCGCGGTTAAGAAAAATCCAAGTGTTATTTATTATATAAAAAACCCAACTAGAGATGTTCGATTAACAGCACAAGAGACTAGATATAATTCAGAGGAGAATTAAATGGCTTTACCACTAATAAATCAACAAAGTGCTTTAGTAGAATGGATTAAAAGAGAATTAGGATGGCCTTCTGTTTCTTTAGAAATAGATGATAAAACTATTCTTTCTAAAATATCTGATTCTATTCAATACTTTACTAGATATTCTGCTGATAGGATTTATAGGAATGCACTCACTATACCTTTATCAGCAGGAATAGATGAATATACACTTCCAGATGAAGTTG